AAAAGTGCTTTACTCGCATAACAATTGCCCGTTGAATCACAATGTATACGCATGTCACTTGGGACAATTTGTATTTGCGTCGTTTCCTTTTGGCAATACATCGTTGAACATAGCGGTAATAGTAGTATTATCATTCCCCGCAAGAGCCTGCGTAAAATCGTTATCATTTTTGTCAACTTTCGCTTGTGGCGTTTGTTGTGCTTCTTGTTTGGCATAATATTGTTTCATTAATAAACTTATTATACCAAACAATAAAGCGATAATTGTCAATACTGTTGCGGTCATTATTCCGACTTCGCAATCTGTCCGCTACTGTTTGTAAATAGGTTTTTTGTCAGATACGCAACGCCAGCGGCAAGCGCGGCAATACCGCATGGTTTGAACTGCATGAGTGTCGGTAACTGGCCGCTTGACAATATCGGCTGTAGTGCTGTAATGAGACCTGTTCCTATCGCCACAATTGCGCCTTTGAGATAATCCTGTAGTCCAAGAGTCAAAAATTTACTCATAATAATTTCCTTTCATTTAAAAATGGGCAGGCCATTCGACACTGCCCCTCCTGTTACAAAAGATATGATGCAAATATACTACTTTTTTTGCTTAAACGTGTAGCGTATTATTTTGCCGCCCGAATCAAGCCTGCTATAGCCTCGGCGCGTGCCTGTTTAACTGTGTTCACCCATCCGGAATTTTGCAACAAGTGCTCTGCCGCTGTATGCCATTCCTTATTTATCAATAATCGAATAGTATTAAAAAAATGAGATAGATTTTGCGCGCCCATGTTGAAGCATAAATCCGTCAATGCCTCTTGAACCGATTCGGGAAACGATTCAAGATCGACATTGTAGTGTTCTTTCAACATTTTATCAAGAGAGGTTATTGCTATGGACACGTCTGAATCAAACCAGTTATTTACTTGCGTTTCAGTTAAAACGGTATTAAGCGGAAACTTTATACATTCGTCTTTGGTAAGCAAATGACCTATACCGCCCGTAGGATTGTGAAGCGTGTCAAAATACACTTTGTAAACGCAGCCCTCTTCTTTTTTCAACCTATTACGAAGATCAATTATAGAATCTTGATTCATACTTCACCTCGCTTATTTAAGTGAATCCGACACAACAGTTGCGTCGTGTATTTCTTTCAATAGTCGGTGCATGTCCTGCATACTTTTAATTTGCTGGTTTACCACCGCAATATCTTTTGTGTTATCACTACAATTTTTATCAATTGACCATGCGTATGTAAATGCAGCTCCCACCATAATAGCCACAACTGATATAATCGTAAACGCGACTTTCCATGCATTCGATACTTTTAAGTATACGTTTGCACATACTTCATCACAAAATTCCTTGCTCTGGTTGTGAGTCATAGTTAGCCTTTCCAATGATACGTGATTTTGGGCTGTCCCGCAAAAAGTAATCCGACAAATGATAAAAGAATAATAAGGCTTTTCATTGTACCACCTGTACCGCATTTGTTCCTGTCAAAATGTAAAACGCTCCCGCTGTTAAACCACCCGCTATTGCTAACGCGTTAGTCGCATACGTCGGTAAGCCCACAACCTGTAGTTTACTCGTCGGCGTTGACGTACCGATGCCGACGTTGCCGTTTGGTTTAACAATCATCTTCACGGTTGCTCCACCTGCCGCTGTCCTCGTAAGAAACGCCAAACTTCCATCATAAGTTCCTGCAGCATCGCTTTCTACTCTTGATTCAATTGCCGCGATACTCGTTTTTTGTGTCGCATTATAGTAAGCTCCAAAAGTTATTGAACCGCCTCTATTTGCAACAGTGTAAGCGGCATTGTCATTAATCCACAGATGTTGAGTTGGTGCACCGCCGGACGCCGTTCCTTTAGTCCCGCTGACTACTAATTTTCCATTACCCTCGTTCAAATCTGCACTTATCAGTCCGAAACCAAACCGTAAATTAGTCGCGTCCCAGAATAGTTGTGCATTATTTTGAGTCAATACTCCATTTGCACCAAAGTAAGGAACAGAGCCAGGTGTCATCGGGGTTAATGCAAGTGTTCCACTTGCTTTAATATTTCCAGTAACTTCCAGTTTTTCACCCGGTGCTGTCGTCCCGATGCCGACATAGCCATTTGGAAAGGCTACGCTTGATATAGTTGTGCCAGAGCGAGTAACTTGAAGCCAGTCGGTTGCATCTGTATTTGCGTCAGTTACAGCTCGCGCTCTAAAGATGGTTCCATTTACTTGTAAATCCCAAAGTTTTGCATCAACAGCCTGTCCGGTTGCTTCCAGGAAAAGCTGCGGTATCGCTTGTGACAGAAGAATATTTCCGGTTGGTGGATTCGCCACAGAAGCGCCAATTGACACCTTGGATGCTGGTGATGCAGTGCCGATACCGATATAACCGTTTTTTTGTATTACACTGCCGTGAAAATTAGCGCTATCACCAAGCACGTTTCCACCTGATAGGTGGTGCGATCCTTTTGCACTATCTGCCGTTCCATGTAAAGCCAAGTACCTATTATCATAGCGTAAAGAAGTGTCGGCTTTATGACTATTTGTGGAACTGTCTGAAAAAACCGCTCGTTGCGCCTTAATTGCTGTATCTGCCGTGCCATGTATCCCTAAGTAAAGATTAATATATTTCAAAACTGTATCCGCTTTATTTGACGCGCGAACGGTATCTTTTGAATGTAAAGCAGTATCAGAAATGTGCGAAGCGCGTGAACTATCGGCTTTTGTTGCGTATGCAGAAACTTTTGACGTATCGGCTTTATGAGAATTTTTTGAAGAATCACAAAGCGTGCTACGAACCGAACTATCAGAATACCCGTACAAATGCCCAGTAATATTTGGGATGTCTGCACTGTCAGCGTGCAGATAATTATTAAAAATACTAACCGGATTGAAGTACCCTAAGACTGAAGGTTTACAAACCTTAAACCTTATTGCATTATTTTTAGCAACTGTTATTTCCATATCGGTATTATATGCGCCGGTGATGTGGCTATCATAACTGGTGAGATCATGTCTTCCCCAAAAAATATAGTTGCCATTTGTAAAAGTCATATCGCCATAGCCGTCAACTGCAATAAGTCCATCACCCAGACCTGAAGGGGAAAGGTACGGAATGTTTCGGGTTGTACCATAAGTTGGAATTTTTGCGGTGCTATCTGCATAATGTGAATTTATAGAACTATCTGGAAGCGCTTTCCCTAATTTATAAATTTGCCAACTCGCATTTGTTGTATCACCGCGCAATTGATATGTGGTACTGTCTGCTGTACAATAAACCACCATTCCCATTGTTCTACGCGCTGGCGGTATTGCATCACGCGCGGCAGTGTTTAACACTTCGCGAAATCCGCCCTGCCCCCATAGATCATTATGCGTGGGAAATATATCTGCGCTGTCCGTTGGCGCAATCTTATTTGTAAGAGATATTCCGCTTGGCGTTCCAGCAAAATTAAAAAGAGTTAAACAAACGAGAATTAAAAATATTTTATTCATATTAATTTGCCACCGCTGTAAATGTGAATGTTCCTGTAATTGGGGTTGGAGATGTATAAACATTATACGTCCGTGTGTCTCCATAGCTATTTGTTAAACTTACTGTTGTTAAATTCCACACAGTTAAAAATCCGTTTGTATATAGTGCAACTGCTCCCCAGGCTGCTGGGTAAGCATAAAAACAGTAGTTACCGCCACCGGTTATTGGGATGCTACTTTGTGCCCTATAAGGAGTATAAATATATGTCCAAGGATGCGTATTTCCTGTTTGTATATCACTTGCAGCAGGCGTTCCACTTGTCGAAGTACCGTACCATTTCTCAACATAAAAATAAATGTACGTCGATGCGCTTGTCGGCGTTACTCCATCTGTTATAGCTAATGTCCAGTATTTATCAGTCGTAATGGTGAGACCAGTAAACGTGTGCGTTCGATCACCCAATGCGGGTGTACAATCAGTTAAAGTCTGATTTGTGATATTAGCACCGGTCAAAGTCCAGTTTATGGTTGCGCTTGTAATCGTTTGCCCTGCGTATCCCACATTAACTGTATTTGTCAAACTCGCTATAACTGGAGGGGTGTATAAAGCAACAAAATAAGTATCAGCGGAAGACGTGACAGTAATTCCTGAACCCTGTTTCACCGTTGTCAATATTGGATGCAATACCGTGTCGGAAATGTGGCATTTTGCCGAACTATCCGCTGTGCCATGTATCCCTAAGTACAAATTAATATATTTCAAAACCGTATCCGCTTTATTTGACGCGCGAACGGTATCTTTTGAATGTAAAGCAGTATCCGAAATATGTGAAGCACGCGAACTGTCGGCTTTTGTTGCGTATGCAGAAACTTTTGACGTATCGGCTTTATAGCAAGCGCGAACGGTATCGTTGCTATGCAAGGCGGTATCCGCAATATGACATTTTACGGAACTATCTGAAGTGCCGTGTAGTCCCAAATATCGGTTGTCGTACCGCTTGGCAGAGTCAGAAATAGTCGAACTATCGGCCTTGAAATGTGTTATTCGTGCCGTTTTTGTAATCACAATACTGTCTGCTCTAAGCGTATCTGTGTGAGTATTTACGGTATAGCCAAAAGCACAAGAGGCGATTGCAATTATCAATAATAGTTTTTTCATGTTTTTAATCCGTGGTTACAATTTGTTCTATAGTTCCGTCCGCGAACATTACTCGCGGTTTATGGTCTGTTCCGGCAAATAACTGTATAACGCCGTCGATTGCTATAGGATATTTCGTTGAGTCAAGTTCTGGTAGTTGTATAAAATTACTGGTTGCAGGCGTTCCCCAAATCAAATTACCGTTGCCGTCGTTATACAGAAATCCTTGCCCGTCATTGAGTGCGTCTTTTAGTGCTCTACCAGTAGCGTCCCATTTTACAATTACTCCTGCTGTTCCATTGCCAATATTGATTCCACTACCACCAGAAACCGTTATTGACGTGACTTTTCCACTTCCAGTATTGAGCTTATTCAAGAGCATAAAAATATCAGTAATATTAGCCTTGATTTGCTCTAAGGCTAATTTCTGATCTTTGGTATTTATTACTCTTGGCTGTGCCATATTATACCTGCGTTAAGGTCTTATTACCTGAAGCTCGAACATTATCATAATAAAATTTCAATTGCGCGTCTGCTAAAACAGCTTTATGCACTCTTAAGTCAAAAAACTGCACTGGCGTTACGCTTGGCTGTCCAGAAAAACAATTAGCCACATTTGCAATAGATAAAGCTGTAAATATCGTATCAAGGAAATCGGCTGCATCATTTACTACAAGTTCAGTGCCTTGGTCTACTGTGCATTTTGTGGTTATGGTAGTATCGGAATTTCGGATAATGTTTAATTTTACAAAATGATATGCGGAGTCAGTAAAATTATTAGAAAGTGCTTGGGTTGCTACGTTTAAACAAGGGTCTGTGCCTGCAATATAATCAGGTAAATCGTGCATTGCTGTTTCTGATCGAGCCGTCAGTGTACCTATGAACCTAATACTTAATGTTGCCCACGGCGTACCCGTAACACCGCCTGCTGCTGTAATTGCCATCGCCGATGTTGAAACAGGAAACAAAGTACTCCATGTTTTATTTATTCCGTATCCTTCGATATTAAATACAACTTTATTACTACTCCAAGTTATAGTTTCATGTCCAAACGTGGATCCGTCGATACCTGCCTGATAGAAAACAAATTGATTTGCCATGTAGCCTGAATAATTAGTCCCAACCGTAAGACCATTCGTACCCACATCAACATTTTCCATCCACGGCGTACCTGTAACACCGCCTGCCGCTGCCCACATTTGAGCAACAGTCGTTACGCCAGCTTCGATATTGAAAGTTACATTATATTCAGTCCAAACAATAGACTCCTGCCCTGCATTAACAGTATCAACTATTGCTATAGTATAGTTGCCCATTGCAGATTCACAGCGCAAAGCACGAAACCAAGCATAACCTCCTGATTGACCATCAATTGTTTCATATAATGGATACATTATTAACATTCTGTATCCTGATTGAAATTCTACCGTATAATTATTTGGCGCAGAACCTGCTAAAATTGCTTCAATATGTACTTGGCCGTAGTTGTAGCAATCGCCGTAAGATGTATTAGCAGACGTTTTTTGTGACATAAGACCTCTATCTTATTATTAATAGTCGTCCTGTAATATATTCTTTTTCATAACCCATAGCTAATATGCTTTCAAAAGTCTCTTTGCATAAACATTTTTTATATTTATTTACAAATCTAAACCCTTTTTCTAATACCTCTCTTCTCATTACAATACATGCAATAGTTTCAACGCTTAAATCTTGATTAAATTTTAATTCACATATTCCAGCCTTAGAATTGCTTTGTAATTTATTAATCATGTGTTCAAAATCTGTTATATCTATGTGCCCTATATCACTGCATTGGTGCAAAAAATAAGCATCCTCGGTCGAATGTAGAAAAGCATCAATACATAGGTTCCTACTACAAGCCTCTCCAACAATTCTTTCAGGTGAATAATTATTTTGAGAATTAATTTCGCCAAGACTATTGCAAATTACAATGTCCGGGTGAATAGTTTGGGCTGTGATTCTATTTTTAATCATAAAATGAACATCTTGTCTTGTTGCGATTGGTATATACACTCTCGTAATTACGTCCATTGAATAGCTGTTAAAGTATAATTGCTCCCGGATTTTTTAAGTATTAATCCGCCTCGTTTTACTCCACAAGTTTTGTATGTAATTACATACTGATCTTGGGCAATAGCTTTTACCCAAAAAGTGATTGTCGAATTATCAAGATTCTGTCCTTTAAGGTCAAGCAATGCGCCGATTCCTGCCGTAGCCCAATCTGTAGCCTGTATTCCGGTATAAGGCAATCCATCTGCGCCTGTACATCTATCAGCAAGGCTGTTAGGTAAAACCTGCGTGATATTCCCTTGTGCGTCGAGTGCTTTCGCAAGATTTCCACTGCAAATATCGTACATCTTCTCGTGTCGTCCAAGTCCAAAAATAGGCGACTCAACGATATTTTCACCAACATTTTCAACATTTGTGACATTTACCGCATTCCGCTGATCGACACTTTTGTAATAATTTACAATCCCAGTTAATAACCAACCAGAGCGATCAAAAGCGAATTGATACCGTATCCTGTGGCCTCTCACCTTTAACGTATAATTTATGTCAATATCCGTCACTACTCCGCTTTGAGTATCAACCAAAGTCCCAATGTCGTTAAATGCCGAAACCGTCGTATTTAACGCTGCAAGGCTCGCAGTCTCCGGCTCTGGCGAAATGTATACGTGCCCTTCCAAGTGCTCTATAAAGTAGTGCTGTGTAGTTCCTGTGTCATCTTTGGTTGTTATCGCTCCTGAAATCTGCGCGATCAATGTGCCGTTTTGGTCAACGTCTGTTTGGGTTCCGTAGTCGATATACGCCAATAATCCCATAAAAGTATACGTCAAATCGTGCATGTACGTCTTATTGTCAACATTCAACCAATGTATGCTAAATTGTCCAAAAGGTAATCCCTGAAACTGCCCTTGACCGACTACAAGGCTTTTCGACAACGCAAGGTAGTACATTTCCTGTACACTGGTTGTTTTATTCGTCCCCCTCACAATTAATCCGTAATGAATATCAAAATCAATCGTTCTATCAGTCAAATTGTTGATTTTATGCTGTATTTTGTCAATAGTGAACGAATCTGAAAATGTATATCCGTTAAATGATCGAATATCTCCAAGTGGAAGTAAAACTGCATACGTTCCGGCTTCGACTTCAACAAGCTCATTAATTCCGGCACAACCGCAATTGCCATCAATCAGTGTGGCTTGTGGTAGTGTTCGTACAATCGTTCCGTTTGCCGTATCTGTAAGGTCAATAGCAAGGTTCGTCTGCACTTGGTAAGATTTTGTAGCTGTCATAATACCAAGTAGCGACGGGTGACGGGTGAAACACGTTATTTCTTCCAGCACCTTATCAACCTGATTATTCGGATTATAATTTCCAAGCAAGTAGAAATTATTCAACGGGAGTTCTGAATAATAGTAATAAATTCCACCGGAAACAATCAAAAAGCCTGATATAAGCTCACCTATGGAACTATCGGGCAGTGATCGCATGAATCGCGTTTTTAAGCCCATTACTCCGATTCTTGGCGAAACCTCATCATCTGTCCAGTTGTCACAATAAGAGTCAAAATAATCCGCTGAAAGCCCTGTGTTGGCTGTAAATACTCCGGCTTGGTATCCGTGTTGTACCGCTACGCCAAGGGTTAAATACGCTGCTGCGCTGCCTGTAGGGGCGGTTACACCTGCAAGAATAGCGGTTTGTGCACTTGGAAAAGATTTTATAACTCCAATTTGGCCGTCGCTTAAAAAAACCTGATTGCCAACTTTCAAATAATTGCTTAAAGCAACTCCACCGCCTATTGTGGTTCGGGTGATTGTTGCGCTGTTTTCAGTCCACGCTAAACAGTCATATAAATAGATTACCGTTAGAATCGTGTTCCCGCCTGAAGTAGAAAGTATCGCACCGCCGTTATTGTCGAATAAATAACGAGAATTTAACCCTATTTCGCAAGGAGCTATATTACTAAATAAATAAGCTCCAGCTCCATTTGTTCCGATTATCATGTTATTTACATCAATCGCAAAAATCACGTTTATGTCTGAAGGAGAAGTTATTGTTGAACTTTGAAAATCTTGCCAAGTACCGCCCATGTCGTCACTGACATAAACAGCTCCGTCATATGCTGGTGATGTTTGCTTATTGGTTGTAATAAAAAGTCTTGTATTTTCAATAAAAACAGAAGAATAATTAAAGCTTTTTAGCCAAGTGCCCGGGAAAGATATATCTACGGGTGTCGCCGTCCCGTTTGCACTTTTCAATAATAAATTAGGGCGCAATATAAAAAGATTGGCAGAAACAGGATCGTAGTATATAAATTTGGGAGAGTGACTTACGTATACGTCCGCTTTCCATGCGTCCGTAACAAAAGCAGAATCCACTTGCCCCCACGAGATTATTCCGGTTGCGGTCAGTCCGTAAGTATATGGCATTTGCAACCCGTCGGATTCTTCTCCTACTGTACACCATAAAGAAGTTTTTGTTGGTGCTCCCGAAAGGGTACTATCAGAGGCTAATAACAACGCATTATATCCAGAAGGAAGCCCGTTAGATAACGAAATCCAGCTAAAAGAAGGTGTTGTATTCAATACGGAATAATAAACACCAACATGCGTATAGTCTAAATAGTTTTTAGCTGCACAACACACTACAGGCGTAGAACCGATATAATAAAAAGCAAAGTTGTTTATTTTACATGTACTATGCGGAGAACCTACGCCATTAACACCGCCTTCGTCTATAATACAATAGCCAGAATATGATACGCTTGTAGGTGCTGAAATAAAAGTATAGTCATGTCCAGATACGGTTTTTGAAATAATTCCGTTGGCAATTATATGCGTTACACCAACTTGCCACCATATCTCACTCCAAGTTGCGCCACTATCAGCAGAATAAAATAATCCCTCGCTTGTGCCTAACCATATTTTTGTCCCTAAAACAGAGTAGCAAGTTACAGATGCAGTACCAGACATTCCCGTGATCGTTTTAGTGTGCCACGCACTAATTAAATTTGTGCTTGCGTTTGCAATTTCATTTCCATGAGAAACAATCACTTGTGAACTGCTTATAAATTCAACAATCTTTTCTTTTGCCTGATATTTGCTTCCATTGTAAGTATAAATGATATTGACCATTCGGCCTATATCTTTATCCTGAAAAGTTCCTTCAGTAATTGTCAAAAGGTATTTATACTGACTATAATACGAAAAGCTTCCCTTAAAAGCTTTCATAAACGGAATGTCGTCAAGCCATGCAAAAGCCGTAGGGTCTCCACCTGCTTTGTTATTCCTTGTCCCATTCCAAATATCTTCCGTTCCGTAAATAGAATAATGCGTATTTGGGTCATCGCCACCGGAAACATTATTGACGAATTTATTTGAAGCTCCAGACGAAGATAATAATGCGCCTTGAACTACAGACTGACCATTTAAGTAATTCAAACCTGAAACATCCGTAAATCCTGCAGGTACGGCAGTCGTAGAAAGCAAATATCCTATATCGCCAGAAGCCGATTGAAACGTTATTTGATTTGTCCCACCAAAAGTAGTAGTAACCTGTGGGTAAATTGCTGAGATTGCGCTTACTAAATTGCTATTTACTAAACTATCAGTCATTGAAAACCGAATTGTTGTTTGAATCGTGTCAACAATCATATCGAAACAATAACTTTGATTTATATAAAAAGTTGCAGAGGTATTATATAACCTTGGAGGTGTAGTTGTATGAATTATATCGTACGCTCCATGTAAATACCCATACAATGAAGCATCTACTCCACCACCCGGTATAGTTGCCGGAGTTGTTAAATACGATATGCTTGTGTCGTTTCCTGTAAACAATGTTACGTTTACGCTGTCTGTTGTGAATATTAAAGTTGGGAATGCTGCTAAGATTGCAGCTCGCAAAATAATAAAACCGCCAATCATTCCGGGAGTTGGAGTAAAATGTATTGTTTGAGTAACGCCGTTGACAGTAAGACCGAAATAGTAATTATTATTCGTCCAAATGTTATTAGGCGTAAAAGTTAAAGTATCATTTCCCTTTACAATCATATTTTTCAAATTAGGCTTAATTGTCAAAGTGTCTGTTCCGGTGCTTCCTGTCGGGAACGCTCCCCCCACTTCCTTATAATCAAGCCCGTCACCTAATTGCAAGCTGCCTGTTTCATGTTCTAAATCATACCCTGCTGCACCTCTGTCATTCAATGCCGGATATTCGCCCGTTATTCTGCTTTGCGTATATGTATATCTTCGATCATATCCCGTATCAAGCATCGGCGAACCGTCGTAATTCGAGAACGGAGGATATACAATAGTATTTATCATGTCGTTTGATAAAGCGTCAATATTCGTCTTATAATAAAGCATTGAGTCGATATTTAATCTGTAAACGCCGTCACATATAACTACTACCAAATTGTCAAGGTCACGAATAATTGACTGACTGTCAGATATTCCATCCTGTCCAACCTTAAACATTTGCATCCATGCTGTAGACTGATAAACCCAAAGCGTATCTTCAACATGCGCAACGAAAGCAGTATTATATGTGTTATACCACAACCCATTTAACGGCCTCTGAACTATTCCGTCTGTCGCGGTCATTGTTTGCGACTTGTCAACTGTAGCAGTATTTGCGCCCGTAACGTGTAGTATCGTCAATAAAGAATAAGTAAGCCCTGTAGCTCCAGCTGTTTTTACCGCAATTGTTTTGCCCGTATCGTTACCGTCAAAAGCCACTGTGCTTGTCAAGGTTGTACCGCTTTGTGACAACGCCCCTGTATTTCTCACGTTCAAATAACTTAATGCCGGTATTCCGGTATTGTACGTTATTCCTGATCGGCTCTTTAAATATGTACCGTAAGAAACGACATTCAGCAATTGGAGCATGTCGCCATTAGAAAGCTTATTCGCAGGCAGGTCTGACACTTCACCGTTAAAGCTTTCCGTTATTCGGGAAATCTCTTTAGTGTTCTGCGCTCGGCTTTTATTCTCAAAGGTTCTACGTGCCATAATTATGAGTCCTATATGATTTTAACTCAAGAATAAACAACGCCGATTCCGATGCCTTGAAATACTTCGTTGTGTAATCGAAAACCATTATATAGTTCAATGGCTTCGCTGAACTTATCTCTATTGATAATTTCTTCTTATCCGATTGTGTTATTGACACTGTAGCTATTTCGCTTATAACCGAAAGAAGATCGTTTTTAAAATCGTTGAAATTTTTTACGCTTGTAACATTCATGTTTATCAAGCAAATGTTTATTGCAGGTTCAATAATCTTCTTGTCTTCCATAATTACTTCCCGATCTTCTTGAATTTGTCCAGCTCCTCTTGAGCATCATTCAATGTGTCTTTTCGCATCTTAATTTCGTTTCCTTCTACGCTATCCGCAACTTTAAGGCACTCCTTGACCGCCTCTTCCAGCGTGTCGCCAAGGCCAATAACCGCTCCAATATCTGACGAACCGTAAGCTTGAGGTATGACATAATTTATTCCTTCTCGAACACATGCTTTCTTTAAAAAGATACGATCTGAGCATTTCTCTGGAAAATACACGGGCTGATAATTTTTTACAGACCAATCCGATTCCATTAAAAGTTCGACGGCGTATTTCGCCACCGCTTTCGGTTCCACAACTTCACCGTTTGCACCACCAAGAATAATTTCACCATAGTTTTCAAACATTCCAAGATAAATTTCACCCGGCGGGCACGGGTTTCTGGCCGTAAAATCAATTAATGTTGAAACCTTTCCCTTTACCCGAAGCTCTGTTGAAAAATTTCCGCAGTATCCAAGTTCTTCAAAGGTGTCTGCCATTTTCTCGTTAAAATCAGTAATAAGCGGAGAAAGCTCTTCGTAAGGTTTGATTATTCCAGCGTATGCCTTGTCTTTTATCTCGACGCCAGACAGACATATTTCGGGATATTTGCCGTTGATTGTCCAACCGTCATAACCAACCTCAACCGCGTCTATAATAGGCTCCTCGACAACAAACAGTAGGTCGTTTTTGAGTGCGCTCAAATTGTGCTGCATCTCGTCAAGTTCCGGCTCGATCAGTTTATAGTTCGGCGAGTGAAAGGTTTCGACAAGACCTCTCCAACGGTTTATTTTTACATAAACATCATCATGCGTTTTAAGATATTTCCGCAAGTCATCAAACTTCGTAAACGACTTCCACGGATTCATTGGAAGCCCTAAGCTTGTAAGGTGAGTCTTTAAGACATCCCGCTGTAGTTCCAACTCTTCGCCAAGTTTACTTCCCCAAACAGCTTTGCCTTGCTCGAAAAGCCACTGCGCAAAGTCGCCATAATAAACGTCGGGAAATATGAATACGTCGATTTCTTTATAAACCGCCCATACGCTCGGCACAACGGTTATTTCTTCAATTCCCTCGCCAATGTATGCCTTGTTTATGAGAGGATAAGCGTCAACCCATGAAGGATTGCAGTAATAGACTTTTTTAAACTCCTTAGCGAGTCTTTTTGCCATCGAAACGTAAGAGCCGCCAGAGTCCACAACTATAGCGGTCGCTTGTGAAACATCAGGGATTTTCTTGATAGACGTGACAACCTTGGCTTCACGCGGCTTTTCAACAGGTTTTTCGACAGGCGTTTCGCGTTTCGGCTCGTGCGTCGAATCATCCGAAACGGTTTCCGGCTCGTTACCTTGTTTGCCTTGTTTAAGTCTTTCAAGAATATTCATTGATTACTTTCTTTCTTTTGTAGGCACTTCGTATTTCGATACTTGTTCATGTGCTGGCTCAGCAAGGTTCGGGTGATTCAATCCGTGACGTACTGATTCGGGACTGTAAGGTTTCAGTTCTTTTTCATACTCTTTGTTAGCCATAATAGCTCCTTTTTTAAGGTTGTTTACGTTTCTTTATTTTGTCAAGAATAGTCTCGCCTTTATTGTCTTTTTTCTGGCTTGCCGCTCCTGCGAGTCCGGCTCCTCCGGCTATGGCAAAGTTTAGCTTGTTACCTTCAGAATATTCTTTTACTTTTTGTTGTCTATCACCTTTAATATCAGGATCATATTCAACATACTTTATTCCGTGCTTGTCGAGCGCGTCACGTACTCGCTTATTTGCATCTTTTGGTATGATAGCTCCTGCAAAGTCGGATAATGCCATTTTACCAGAAACCTTTGCTTCGAAGTATTCTGTTGGAGCTTTTCTTATATCCGACACGAAACTATTTATCTTCTCCATATCGGAATCAGTAACATGGTAATTATAAGATTCCAATTCTGATTTGATATTGTTTCTTTTTAACCCGTCGATAATTCCCGAAACAACATTGTCCGCATTTATAAACTGATTGTCGCTTTTTCTTGTTTCTGCTATCGGTGAAACAATATCAATAAGTCTTTTCTGAAAATCGTCTTTTATGGCCTCAACCTCTTCGGCAGGTTTGAGTCGGCCAGATTCTTTTTTCATTGCATCAATGGACGAAAACTTTTTCGCGACTTGTGCCCGAACATTTCCGGCTCCATAATTGAAATTCTCTCCACCTCGAAGCGTCTTTTTCATTTCGGAAACGATATTTTGCAAATTATATTCTGCCCACTTTTTGCTTCCGCTATTCGTATATCCTTTAAAAAACTTCTTAGAATCAGTCATCGAACTAAGAATATTGTCAAAATATTCATCGTATTTTTTATCCTTGAAAACCTTATCTTCCAAGTCACTCAACCCATCAAATTTGATTCCGTTTTCTTTGGCAAATTTATACTGAATAACAGGATCGTATTTCATGTTATTGTCACTAAATTCCTGATCTCTTACATACCGCCCATATCCTCCTGAGCCACCACTTCGTGTAAAACGGTTTTCTTCGCCTCTATCCGCAAAATATTTCTGCAATTCATCAGCGTCGCTATTTAAAGTTTCATCCATTATCTTGGGCTGATAGAAACGTTTCATGTTTGGGTATCGTGGAGAATAAATATCTGCATCGAATGATTTAGACATTTTCGTTTTTGGGTCAACGATTCGTTTGTCGGCAATCAGGCTTATATCGCCGAAGTTGCCAAACGGAATATCTTTTTTTGTGATTGCTATAGACGGCATTGCTAATCCACCCAGTTCATCGGCGTGAAGAAGGTTGCTTGCGTCCAAATTATGTAAAGCAACAAGGTTTTTATCATCTGGTTGAACGCCTTGTTTTTCAGCTTTAATCTTGTTGAGAATATTATCCGGTCTATCTACTCCTACACTGCCACTTTGGGATTTGAGCTTGTCGAGAATGGATTTGCCATTCCGCTTTTCAATAGTCACCGCATTAGGGTCGAATACAACGTAATTACGGGCTTTACTCTCAACACCAGAGAGAGACCCAGCAGGATAGTCTATACCGTCAATTCCGGCTTTGAGAAGGAAGTCGGAAGCGGCTTTGGGACTTCCCGTAATATCCACAAGTTGGTGATACATTTCTTTCCCAATTGCCGCTTCTGGTTTTTTTAATAGCAAATTCACATTGTCAACATCGGTAATAGGCACTAATTTTCCATTAAACTTCCCTACAGTCTGCCCATTTATTGATATTTCTTTAATATTCCCAAGCTGTTTCTTTATTTTCTCAGATGCGGTTATGCTCAACGGTTCATCCCATTTCAAATAATCATACTGGTCTGGAGTTTTGCCCTTATGAATAGTAACTTGGTACGTGTTTTCTTCGTATTTTTCCAAGTCATCTAAAACGCCTTGCGCTCCCATACTGTCAGAGTATGGGTTTTTCTTGTTTTTTTCAACATAGCCGGAAAGTAGTTTTTTTAACTTTACCTTGTCGCCCATGTTATTATTAATTAAGTTTTTCAAATCCTCATTTCTTAACCTATCAACATACTTGTTTATTCTCGATTCAGCGCCAAGGTTTTTTGCGTATTTTTTTGCAATTTCCTCTTTATTAGTAAAATATAGGCCGTGACCGAAAGATTGTGCCCTCTCGCCTGTGCCTATTTTCGCATTATCAAATTTATCAAACTCATGCGGCGAACCGTGATATGCGCCGATTTCTCCCCTTTCGCTCTTTATCCGGTCTAAAATATTTTGCGGCTTTAATGTTTTGGCTTTTTCAATAAACGCCATTGCCTCGGCTTTTGTCACGCCCTTTTCAGCTAAACCCTTCAATATTGTCGGTGTAAATGTTCCCGAAAACCCACCAAAGAAGCCAAGCACTCCACCGATTATTGCATTGCGCTTGCGCTCTTCCGGCGTGTCACCAATCTTCGCGCCTATTGCAGAGCCTGCAACGCCTCCAGCAGTACCAACGTTCATTCTCATCAGCATGTCTGCACCTGAACCCTTTGGCAGTCCAACCATGCCTTTTTCTGTGCTGTTCTTTCCACCTACGCGCCCAAACATACTCGTCTGCTCACCCTCTACCGCGCCAGTGCCACGGAATAGTGGTAAGTTCGGGTCTGCATCACCACCTTTTGTTTCGTTCATTCTGCGCTGTACTTCGGCCTTTTCTAAGCGGCTTCGTTCTTCTTTTCCAAGGGAAGAAATGTCTTTTTCTCCACCAAATAGGCTTTGTTGTTTTGCGCCGATAGAACCGCGCTGTCCCTCAAAACCATCAGCAAACGGGTCTTCCTCGTTATCGCTTGGTGGTGGTAACGGCTCGTCGTCGTCAACGCCGGGTTCGCGTTGCGCTTTGGCGTTTGCTTCGTCTTGTGCTTGGTGGTATTTGTTGTAGTCGTCCTGTTGAGCAGGTGTCATTTGCTCAAACGGAGTTTTGCCAAAATTAGCTTTAGCGTCTTTATGCAATGCGTGAATGTCGTCATCTTTTAACGAATTGGATGCGGCAGTCATAACAGCGTCGCCATTTGCGAACGGTTCGCGGCCAAGTTTACGGGAGGTTTCAAGCCCTTCAGTAGTCTGGGATTTTTCGGCGATTCTATTAAGAACTTTTTGAGTAAATGCGGATTTTGTAATAAGCGCACCGTTTTTGTCGCGGTGATTACCGTTTATTACAAGGTCAACCTGCTGCTGACCGTTTGGCTGGTCTATTAGCTCTTCTTCGAGGTCTTTTCGTATATTATAATTATCAATATGTTCGCCAAGACTTATTCCGTTCTCGTCTCTGTGAGGATATAAGTCTTCGCTTACGTGTTGAAAAGCACGTCGTGTCGCCTTTCGAGCAGGGATTTTGATTTTTTTATTTGCGGTTGTTTCTTCAATGCTCTGCGCTTGTCCATCAGATACGCCAGACTCTCTGACGACTCCCCTGTCCTCTTGTCCGTGTAAACTGGGTTCTTCATCTCGGTATCCCTCCGTTAAACCTGCATCTTTGTATTGCTGTCTTAAATCAATACCTGTCCGGTTATCTATATTATACGCTTTTTTCATTTCATTGTCAATAGTTATTCCATTTTTTTTACCAGATTTTTTTGCGGCCTCTAATAAATCATCAGCTTCTTTATATCCCTTATGACTTATACCAAAGGACATTGATATGTTTATTTTTTTGCCATTTGGCAATTCTAATTCCATGTCATCAAGCTGGTCTTTAATGTCATTTATCGCATTAAAATATTCCTGTTCTTTGCCTTTAGGTATTTCAAATCCAGAACCATTTTCATCTCCTGATATATGAAAATGGTCTATGCCTTTTTCTTTAAACATTCTATTCACTTGAGGCATTACATCTTTCAATACCTTGTCTCCCCACTCATGCCCAAACGTGTCATTGTGAGGTTTGAAATAATCTAAATCGGCAGATATAAAAGCAGGCGAAGTGTTCGGTGTTGGATTCTTATGTATCTGCTCCATCTTTGAATTAAAATGCGGCATACCCTCTACATCTGTTAAGGAACTGCGTCCTGCCATGTCCGCGTGTTCAGTTGCTAAATTATCAAGCTGTTCGTCTGTCAAGTTGTCGTACTGGTTGCTTTGTTTTAATTTTGCAATATATCTGTCTTTAAGATTTTGTAAAGTTGTTCGGTCTAATTTTCTATCATGCGGTGACAATGTTATTTTTTCACGATTTTCTTTTGCGCTTGCTTTTGCTGCTCCCCATGACGGCTTCGGCGGTACTGGTTCTGTCGGCACGGTAACAGGAGCGGCTCCGGCTTCTGGTTCTTCCGGTGGTAAACCAGTAGACATTTTGTCCTGTGGTGGATTACGTAAAGCCTGATTTTGTTCGTTGACTTCTTTGCCACTCATTACATCTTGCGGTGCTGTAACCGCCACGGGTTCAGGGACTGGTTGCGGAAAAGGTTCTTCCGTCGAAGGTATTTGCGTGTCCTGTATCATCGCGCCCTTTGGAGCTTCAGGAATGGGCTGTACTGCAGCCTGTGGAACTTCTAAGGGTTGAATAGCTTCAGGCTGTATCGGTGCTTGTTCTGGTAGTTTGCCTTTTATTTGCTCAAGGATATTTGGTTTTTTATACCCTACGGCTTCTTTTGCGTCTTGCAATCCGTATGCTTGCTTGAACATTTTTTCGATGTAACGATCAGGATTATTCAGTGATTTGTAGACTTCTTTTATTCCGCGCCCTGCAAGGGACTTCGCTACAAGTGCCGGATTGCCTGTTATAAGTCCACCGATCAATTCTCCACCTGTAAATATATCGGTCATATCTATTATAGACTTATTGGCTTTCCTTACATTCACAATAGCTCTATGATTGACTTCCTTTTCAATTGCTTTTAATGCACCATATTTGTTTTTTAAATCCTGATACCCTTCACCCACTGCATTTGTGATATTATTATCAAGTTGTTCGCGCATCGCCTTTGCAACACTGCCGTCAATCTGCGCTTTTGCTTTTGTCACTCTTCCATCGTAAAATCCAGCAAGAGAATTATTCAAGTCTGCAATTCTCGCCTCTATAACTTCAGGCGATTGCCCTTTGAGTTCTGCAATCTCATTTTTAACCGATTCTGCGTATGCTCTGGTTTCAGGATTGAATTTTAGGTCTGCTGATATTTCATCGAGCTTTTGCGCTATTGGCGAAATATCAAACTGCGAACCTGCGTCTCCTGCCGACACGGCCATGTCATGATATTGTTTGTAAACAAGTTTTTTTGTCCGGTCTATTGCTTGGGCGGCTTCTGCACTTGATCTTGGATGAGTAATCGCTTCGCCGTTCTCGTCAACAAGTTTTATGTTGTTTTTGTTTTCAGCAATAGTTTTTACTGCTGAATTTGCGTTGTCGTAAAACCTGTCTGCATTTTTAAGCGTCTTTTTTCCTACAACGGTAGGCTTAATTCCTTTATTCACACCCTCGGTTATAGTCTTGTCAACTTTTGATTCTTTTTTTGCTATTTGCTGCAAAACGTTCTTTGACTGATTCGCAGTGGCTTGCATTGCGGCCTGATTCGACGCTTGTGCTCCCGATACTCTTGCTACACCTTCCTTTATCGCTTGTTCTGTTGCGGCCTCGCCTGCTTTGCCTGCACCAGAAAACAATCTGCTTGCTTCACCAATGGGCGCAAACTGTAATCCCGTTTTAACAATGTCGCCAACATCTTTATTGGACGTACTTTGTGCTTCCCATTCTTTTTCTTTTTGAAGCGCGTCGCTAATATTCCCACCTGAACCGCGCAATGGGATTTTGCCAATTTGAGATAAAATATTCCCTGCGCCTTGGACGGTTTGCTGCGCCTGATTGCCGATTGCTTGTTGTGCTGGTTGCGGCAATAAGTTTGCTGCTGGTGCTAAAATGTCACGTCCGTATCTTGCGGCTGCACCAAGTTCACTAAAGGCAAGAGTGCTGCCTGTTCGTGCTGCTCCGGCAAGTCCTGCAACTATTTTATTCGGGAGCCCTTGCGCTTGCTGAAAGTTTTGTATGTCACGGCCTAATTGATCTTCTGTTTTTTGGTATGCTTCCCCTGCATAATCACGCTGTATTTGTGGCAAAAGCGTTGTCTGTGGCTTCTGCGCTTGTGGTGCTGAACTTGTCGGCTTGTTTTCGAGTGCGGCCATTTCATCGTCGGACAATATCTTTTTAGGCGCACTTGGCTGTTGAGTATTCTCAAGTGCGGCCATTTCATCGTCGGACAATATTTTTTTATCAGTGTTTACCATTATTGAGGCTCCCAACCTTTTGCCGTCTTTTTATAGGTGGTATTACCGATTACCTTTGTTGATCCAATAGAGAGTTCGCTTGGATGTGGTTTTGTTGTCCTCAATGGATTTGTCGCCTGATCACTATTCACTGGAATATTCGTACCTTGAACTTGGTTGCTATATTGTTTGTCAAGGTCTGTTGAAAGTGCTTTTATCCTGTCGTGCATAAGCTGTAATACTTTTTGTGGTGCAGTCGTTTTAGTATCACCTGTTAAATAATTCCACATTCCGGCAATTTTTCCTTGCGCAGACATCTGCATAACTTTATCAACGCTACCTTCAGCAATTTGACCGCTTGCCACAAGAATTTTTGCATAATCAGAAGCAAGGTCACGATACATCCATTGTGGAATGTTCTCGTATTTTCCATTTGCTTGACTAAGCGCATCGTCAAAAGTAGAAATAGCCCTTTGTGCTGCTGCTCTCTGATTGTTAAGCGTTTTTGCAGTGTTCCCTCTTGCTTGCTGTTCGATTTGCTTAGATTGTATATCCGGTGCAAGTATAGCGCGTTTTTTTGTTCCAGCCATTATACCTTGTTTTGATATAATATCAGGAGTTAATTTTCCGGCTGCTGTTGCGTGAGATTTCCCTTCTGAAAAGTTCATTTCGTTTTCATTCCAGTTGTAATCAGGATTTAAAGCTAAAACAGTGCTCAACATTCGAGGCTTTGCGCCCCTTCCACCCGTAATACCTGTCCATAAAGAACGCCACTGACTAACCGGAACATTTTCACTTGCTATTTTCTTGGCAATCTGAAATTCTGCTGAAGATTCATCGAAAGGCGCAACGGATTGGTCGTTTAAGTTTCTTCCTGCCTGTTTTTGCTTCTCTTCAAGCGTCCTTTGCTGGAACATTTGCTGCTCTTTTCCTGCTTCTCCAAATTCCTTTTGTGCTTCCGTCATCGGTGCGCCACCTGCGACTTGCTGGCCTATACCCATTACTCTTGTCTCGTAAGGCGTGGCAGGAGCGGCCATTTGCTGCTGTGCGCGTTGTTCTTCTTCGTGTGTTGGTACTTTACTCTGGTCGTATTGTGGTGCTATTCCTTGCGCTCTCTGTTGAGGAGTGGTCGTGTCGGCTTCGTTGTACTTCTGGATGTTCGCGGCAGACTGGCTTCCGACTGCGGCCTGCGTTGCTGCTCCAAAAAGAAAGTTCTGTCGAGCTTGATCGTCCGCACTCTGTGCCTGAATGCCTTGTACTTTTTGCGCCTGCTGTGCAATAACAGCTTTGATAGCAGGGTCTTCGGTAAGGCCGTGCTGGTTGGCGAGTGTCTGCGCGGCTTCAGGTGTAAGTTTATACATCGTAATTGCATTCAAAATCTGCTGTTTATTTGCCTGCGCTGCTTGACCTTGTTCTTCTTGTCGCTCTTGCGCGTTCCATTTCGGGTCTGCGCTAAAATACTTTATTCCCTTCGGCGCGGTAACTTGTGGAATAGTCAACTGACCTGATTCGATAAGCGGCAAAGCTTCATGGTAATGGTACGTCTTAGGCTGTCCCGATTCATCGTTCTCATCGGAGCGGAAAATTATATCGGGATTACCCTGTTCGTCCGTTACGTTATACGCCTGTTGAATATTTGCCATATTTCCTCTTTTGTTATGCGCTCATACCTTTAGCAATGCCAATCGAAAAAGCCTGCTGTGCTTTTTGAGCAGCAGCACGATCTTGTTGTCCTTCACCAAAAGTTATACCGGACTGCGTTCTTTGCTGTCCACTGGTTGCTAATTGATCTTGAAGTTTCTCGGATGTTACTTGGTTTTCAAAATTCTGCTGATTTGCGGCATTTTGAGATTTTTTCTTGTTTGCGTCATAGTTAATCCAAGAATCCAAAAGTCCGCCTATTGCGCCTACACCCGCGCCTATTGCTGTGCCAACTCCGGGCGCAATCATGGTTCCTATTGACGCGCCTGATTCCGCGCCACCAATAATGTTTCCTGCCCAATCAGTACCGTTTACCGCTTGAATTCCTTGAGCTCCTTGTGCTGCGGCGCTAAGATCGGATTGTATAACACCTGATTGTTTTTGAGCAGCCGCTAACTCTTGGTCGGCGGTTGTTCCTGTTTGAGCTGCCGAATTGGTTATCTGTATTGGTGTACTTGTACCTGCTTCAAAGCCTTTCCTTATTCCTGTTGACATTTGTAACGGTCTAGGTGAATACGACTGTTGAAGCGTTCCCCTACTCATGCCTTGTCTAAGCTGTGAAAGGTCGAAGGGAGATTGTACGGTGTATTGTTTACCACCAGAGATTATTTTGTCGCCTTGTGAGTACATAATTATTCCTTTAAACTGCTTCTTGATTTGCTGCTGTAACGGTTTGTGTCGTTACGTTTGCGCCATATTTATTAAGTAAATCCGTTTGGTCATCAGTTAAAACGCCCTTATTGGCTTGCCGAAATGATGCTGTAACTAATCGGCCTAATTCTTCGGCTGAAGCCTCATTACCCTGCTGCGCCGACAAAATCAGCCCTTGTCCTGCTTGGCTCTGCTCAATTTGGGATATTGCGCCTGTCGGATCAGTGCTTGCCCAAGTACTTATCGTAGTAGTAACATTCTTCATTGCTTTTACTACGGGATCAGTTTCATCTGTACTTTGAGCTGCTTTTACCGCTGCGGCAGGGTCAAGTTTTAAATTTGCTACAGTTTTAATCGCAGAAGCATTCAATGCAGAAGCGTTTTCCAGAAGTGCAGATTTTGCCGCAACGCTGGCCGCATCTGTTCCGGTAATTCCGTTTGCTTCAGAAATAAGAGTGTTTGCCGCATCAGTCAAATTACCACTTGTGATTTTGTTCTGTGCTTGCGTAAAGTCAATAGTTTTCTGTCCAGCCTTTGAAAGCGCGCTGTTTACCGTTGCAAAGTCTCCAGCAGCCAAAGCCGTAGAAATAGTCTGCTTCGTATCGGTCGCAATCTCGCCTTGAGCAGTAGTCGCTATGCCTTGTAAAGTATTCGCCTTTGTAGATTCCTGCTGTGCCTGATTTTGGGCGTTTGCGGTCTTGGCTTGTGCGCTCTGACCAGATATTCCGGCCTGTGCCATATTCTGGTTAGTCTGCATGTTTGAAACAGCGTTTTGTTGCTGCATTTGCTCGCTCGCGGCTTTTGCTGGTATTGCGTAGTAATCCGATTGAGTCGTACTGTCGGTCTTGAATCCAATACCCTTTGTGGCATCAGAAACTTGAGGAGTATCACCTGCTGTCACTGGTGTCGAAGAACCGTTCCCTGTAGTTGAGTTCGTCGTATTGGTCGTCGTTGCAGGTGTAGTTTGTGCCGTAGAACTGCTTGTTGTTGTGTTCGTGTTTGTCGGGTCTGTCGTCCCTGTCGCAAATGGTTTCCGCGGCTGCTGAGAATTGGTTATTCTTGGATTGAACATTATTCCACCAGATTGTTCTTGTGGCTGATTTCCAGCCATAGGAACCATTGTACCCTTAGCAAAGCCACTACGTGCTTGCAGTGGTGCTTGTGGAGGCTGCTGAGCTTGCTGCTGTGCAAACATTCTTTCTACCTCGGCGTTTGCGTCGATCTTCGGGTCTGCCATTGCAATCATCTGTTTAATCTGGTTTTTCATTTCTTGTAAATGCGCGTCTGCATTCGAGGGAATAATCATATTCGGATTTGCAGCTGAAATTCCACCTTGAACAGGTTTAAGTGTGCCGTCGTTCATTTTGCGACGGTTTATTTTTTCGCCAATAGTCGGTGCTCTATTCCCCGGAACTTCCGGTGTGGTATTTGTCTGTAAATACTCACCAATAGACTGATCTCTGTTGCTTGGCTGTTCGGGTCGGGTCATTTTTTGCAGTCTACTGCCGATTGTTCCTGAAGCAAACCCTTGTCGATTTGCTGAAACGCCTTGCGGCTGGACGTTTTGATTATTCATCTCTCCCAAAGTACCTTGTAATGACTGGCTTTCAGGTTGACCACCTTCTACGGGCTTACCACCGCGCAATTGAATTCCTTGTGGTGCGAGTTTTTCATTTATTGAATCAACAAAACTTTGGTGCCCACCCATCGCGTTTACTATTTCAGGCGTAATTATTTCTTCACCGCCTCTGAGTATCGACGGAATAGAATCTTGGTACTGTCCATCAAGCTGCATCGGTTTAAGTTGTGAGTCTCCCATAAACTGATCGTTCCGCGGATTGTATGACTGCTGCGGAGGAGGCGTATTTATCCCTGTAAGCTGAGAAGCCGGTATGATCGTTCGCTGCTGCTGTACCTGATTAGGTTTATTCATTTGCTGGTTTTGGATTTCCTGTAAAACCCATGACGGCTGTTCAAATTTTCGTATTGGCATATTATAGTCCCATCGGTTGACAATCTTCATTGTCCGCGCTATTGGTATACATCTCGTACCATATTTTTGGTAAGAGATTGTTATTTATCACTTCTAAATTATCTACCCATCGGCCATTATCCATTCCGTCTATCATGAGCTGCAAGGCAGGTATAACAACGCCCATGTGGAATTTATCAGGGATATTCAGTGTAGAATTGAGACTCGTTATTGCGTTTGTGGGAACATAAGCGTAAATCTGATATGTTTCCGTTGTGTCTTTCGGGTCAAATCTAAACATCACTGAACAAGTCCCGGCAGGATTGCTTATTATATCGTTATACTGTTGTTTTTTGACCACCGGAACAGGATAATACTTGTTGTTTCCTATCGTAATCGATTTTACATTGTAATCAAATCGACCGTTATTACTGTTAAAAGCTGGATTATTAAAATTTATCTGTTTGGTACCGCAAACTATTTCTCTGACTTTATAATACTGCTGATCGAGTTCATAATAAAATTGACCTGCCGTAGTTTGTAAATACGGCAAGTCTCCGGTAGTCGGATCGTAATATAAGTTCTCGCGAGTATCAACCTTCAAAGCCATTTGGACGAAACCATCAAGCAAATCAAGGACGCTTTGAGGTGTCCAGTCTGGATTTTTCTTTACTATCAGGTTGACTATCTGCGATACATTCATTTTTCGTCCTTTATACTATCGTCTCCCCGTCTTTCCTTAGCTGAGCTTCGGCTTCGGGGTTGTAATTAAACGAATCCCCTTTGCTTTTCTTCTTTTCTTCGGGAATCGGAGATTCTTCTGGTATTGCCTTCGCTTTATTGAATGCCTTTTTAAGAGCATCAGGACATTCTACAAGAACAAACGGCACTCTTTTTGCATTGTCAAGTATCGTCTTCCTGTTGTGTTCGCAATCAGGTATAATCGCGTATTGCGAAGCATTCTGATCGTGATAAAATACACATGGTTTGTTCTGGTCTATCTTTGCAATCAACACAGGCATGTTATTGCCGGGTCTTGATTTTCTTTCCACCTTGAACCCAAAGAATCCCCACAATGTAGTGTCGTCGTGCATTGACAATTCTTTGTGTCGAATTACTATCGGATCTACTGGTGGTTTTGCAAGTGACATCCCTTCGTACAGCGCGTTTAACGGTTTAATATCTTTCCAGCCCATTGCAACCTCCCATAGAAAAAGGAATATTGGTTTTAGTTAGGGGAGGCTTTTACACCTCCCCGGAATTTACTGCTAATTCGTTTCACCAGACATCACATTGAAATACTGAGTCTGTGGAAAGAACCACGAAACCGCAGAGCTGAAGTTCGAGATCGAAGAGTTCGTTACCGTGTCAAGATCGTACTCGACTCTGTTGAAACCCATCGTATCAAACATACCCGTAGCTTTGAGCTGTTTGAACGCCTGAACTTCGACTTCAGTATGTACACCTGCATCGACTTCCGCGATACCGCGAACACCCATGAGGTATCCTGCTTCAAAGTAGTTCCCTGTGGTATAACGCTGATCGTTGTCGCCGGGACGCAGATAGCTAACCGAGAGAATACTATTCGCTGGGCTGGATGTGTTCTGACCTGTACCGGAACCGGAACCGGAACCGAAAGTTCGTGCTGTCGGTGCACGAGGGTTTTCGACGAAAATAACGTTACGGCAACGGCCAAGAACAAGCGGCAAACTTGCCTCTTCAGTATTCAGTTTGGTAGTCGCCTGCCATACTGCACCGAAAGAGTTTGTTACGCCGGGATTCAATGCGCGTGTTACCTGACTTGAAGGAAGAGCATAAATATAGGAACCGCGACCACCGAAATTAAACGGTGAAAGCTTTCCTGTAAAGCTCGCCCACTGTGCCATAGCTAAGGCAAACGGAACGTCAAAGCCCATCTCGTAACGGTTTGTATGGTTTGCAACTGCGTCATCCATTGAGGCCGCAATAACAGACGAGAAGAAGTTCGGATTGTCGTTATAGTTCGACCATGGCTGACTTGGCAAGTCGAGACCTTTAACAAACGTATTCGGATGCGGCATTGCTGTCAAGTTTGTCGGTGACTGTAAAAGGTTCGGTGAATATTTGAAAAGGATAGCTGTCTGCATGTAGTAGTCCATGAGTTCTTTCCAGAAGTCAGAAAGAAGATCAGCAATCTTTTCTTTGACGTTGTACGGTGCTGTGTCGAGATAGTTGATGCCGTACTGGTCAAGTTTTACGGTCTTACTTACGTCGTTGTAATAAGCTGTAAATTCCTTGATTATAGGGTCTTCAACGTTCGCCAGTGCGTCAACGAGGTTTCCTGTGTTTTCCTGTCCGCTCAAATGCTGGAGCATCGGAAAATTGGTCTGATGTGCAATCTCACCGCTCGGCGGCATTTTAAGCAGCCAAGTCGCCGGAATGGGAGTCATCTTGTCGATAATATTACCGCCAAGCTTGAAGAAGATCGACTCCGGGAGTGCTCTCATCTGCAACATCTTGTCGAAAGCCTGAACTTTCAACGCCTGCACTGTCGTGATTAAGTTGGACTTAGCCAACGCGCTATATGTAGCCATGGTTTTTCCTTTACTGTTGTGTCTCAAGACTATTTATGAGCACTTGCGCCTCGTTATACTTAGCCTCAAGTTTTGAGTCTTGTTTGATTCTGTAAATTGGCATATCCATTATTGCCTGCGCCTCTTCAATGGTCATCTGCCCCAAGCTCTGCTGTAGCGAGGTGTTATTCGGTATAGTCGGAGGCTGGTTCATGACCTTTTGAATTGTCTGGACAACGCTCTGTTGTCCTGCGGCATTGGCAGCGGCAACATTTTCATTGTTCAATCCGTTTTGGTAAGCATACGCTCCCCATGCGGCTTTCATAGACGGAAGAGTTCTTTTGGTAACATCGAAGTATCCTTGCTTGTCTACCGGAACATACAATTTCAGCATTTCTTTGAGATGATTAAACGCTTCTACATCCCCCGGGGAAACCATCAACTGCCAATTATCGGGATTGTTATTGGCGAGTTCGTTGATTTCGCGAAGAGGCCGCTGTGTAGTCAAAAGACCACCTGAAAGTTTGTCGTTCTGAAACTTTTCAGCTTCGTTAAACAAATTGTTCATGTGTCTTTCAATTACCACCTGCTGTTTGTTGGCGTTCAAATCACCCGTAAGACTGCCAAATTTCTGTTCGAGTTGAGCATTCTTTTCTTCAACGATCCTTACTCTTTCATCCACTCTCGACTTGATAATATTTTCGATTGTTGGCAGAAAGTTTTCTTGGTTCAGCTCTTCAAAGGTTGGAATGGCTGTTGCGCCAGATTCACTGGCCGCTACAGGCTGCGCTGCCTGCTGTGCGGTCGGTTTCACTTGTCGCATTTCCTCTAACGCTCTTTGGGCTTCCTGAAAACGTCTTTCCAAATCGTTATATTGAGCAAGTTTCTGATTTGCTAATCCGAATCTTCCTGCTAAGTCTTGCTGTGTAGAATAGGACTTTTTGAGATATTCTTCAACTTCTTTTCGGTTCTTGAAATTGATTCTGTGTTTTTCATTTCCAGTATCAAGCTCGAAAATATCTGCATCGGGAGCTATCGAAGACACTGATTGGTTTTGAAGTGTAGGTTGTGCTGTCTGCTGTCCATTCTGTGCTACTGGAGCTGGAGAGTTTTCAAGAATCGGTTTATTGTCCAGTATCTTATTTGCAATATCCTCGTCGGACATATTGAGCAAAGCCTGACGCTTCTCTGGTGTATCAAACTGGTCAATTGTCGGGACTTCGAGAGTTGTGTCTTCGCCGGGATTAGGCATAATAGACTCCTTTTAAAGATTGTTTATAGATAAACATATTAACCTTGACTTTCTGCTGTAAGTGGTGCAAGGCTCTGCTGTAGAGCCTGTTCCGCTTGCGGAGCACCTGATTGGTTTCCTGCTTGTAGTGGAGCAAGACTTTGTTTTAATGCGTCCTCTGCCTTATTCCCCTGCGGCTGTTGTCCTTGCGGTTGCTCTGGCTGTAAACCTAATTTTTTTATAGCTTCCTGTTGTGCTGCTGGAGGCAGATTTTCAAACCGCGCTGAAAAGGTTGGCGGTTTAGGTTTCGGCTGTTGTGGTTGAGGAGGTTTCAGCATATTATCAATGTGCATTTTTGCTATCTGCATCCTTCTCTTGCTTGCCTCTTCAATCAGTTTTTGAGTCTCATCATCATAATCAATAGTTTTAAGAATTGTTGCCTGAGATATTGCAATAAGCTCCTCGTTATTCGAAGGATCATTCTGAAGCATTTTCACAGTTTCGATATTGGTCATTCTTTGAGTAAATTTGCTGTTTGGAGATTTCGGAGAAAGCGCTACGATTACCCGGCACTTCTGAATACTCGCCATATCGTTATCAATCGCTACGTCACCATTATCGAGCATTTTAATGTCATTAATCACAATCTCTTCATTATTCGATTTATAAAATATTCTTTTGTGTTTTGAATAAAACATTTTAGCAGCATCAACATACCCTTCGCCTATTTCAATCAAGAAGCTCTCAACGTTTTTCATAAGGACAAGTTGAGCCTGCTCTATGGCCTGCATTTTCATGTTGAAAACGATTCCCGGCTCTCCTGCATTCTCACTCTTCCCTTCAGCAGCAGGATTCAACGGAATCATGTTATTATTTAGATTATTGAGAAGATTCGACAACTGTGTGAACATTGCACCGTCAACGGTCGATCTTGGCATTTGCTGGAAGTAATTTTTTCCACCATTAGATATAGCACCGGGAGCAGTAAAAAACTTATACCCCGGCTCACTTGATCTCTTCTTAAATTCTGCCATTTTTTCTTCGTCGTTATTAAACAGAAGAGGATCAACACCACCACCACCATGAGCGGAAAAATCCATCGTTGCTTGAACGTTATTCACCAGTTTATTGATTGCGTCCTGCATGGGAGCGATAATATCCATGATACCGCGAGGCTCCCCAACAATTCTCTCCGCTGCCATAGGGAAGAATCTAAGCCTTTGAATCTGGAAAATATCGTACCCGTCGTATAACGCAACATCAGGCAGAAGATTAGGGCAAATTGTGATTATCTTTGCTTTTCTCTCGGTCATGCTCAACGAATAAATGTTTTCGTATTTTATTGCATTTGCCTGTATAAAAGCCTTTTTAAGCTCTACATCGTCTGTGTCGGGCAGTCTTAGTCCTGAAGCAGCGTCAACCTCTCGAATAACCTCTTCAAGCTCAAGGTAATTGTATTCTATCACGTCGTATAGACCATTAAGAGTCTTTGATCTGTGGTAGTCTTGAAGGTCGGTAATGAGCGGCTGGTCGAACGAGCCGCCGTTTGCCAAATCACCGATAAGAGTTGCTTTTATATTTTCTGTCTTATCAGGATACAATGCCATTATCTGCTGTGCGGTCATTCGATTGTATTTAAAACAAAATTCCAAATCTTTTGACAATCCGGTTTTCCAGTTAGGATCATATACAAAACTTCCAGGTATGCACAATTCCCAACCGATTCTCCCTAAAGGGTCATCATCGTTCTTCAGCTTCATTTCCATGCAACTGTCGGAAATCAAACCGTAAATGATGTGCTGAAGAAACTGGTAATCCCAATTTGAATTCGTTTTATCTATTATGTGAAGGTCTTCAACGGCATTAAGCAGGGTGTTTCTTTTTCCATCAATAGGAGCAAGAGAGAAGTCCCAAATGTTTTTTACAATAGCAGCGGCAAGACCTTGCACTTTACGACTGCATAAGTCCATCGTAATAGCAACGCGGTTTTGTTTTTTTAATTTTTGTATCTGGTCAAGAGAGAATTGATACCCGGCATATTTGGCTAAGTTATCGAAAAGTCTGTCTCTTCGGGGTGCCAATGCGTCAAGCGTGTTTTGAAAGCGGTTGTTGACAAAGTTGACTCGCTGTGCGCCTTGACCAATTACCTGTTCAAGCGTTTGCGCTACATCGTAGTTATTCGTTACCTGTAGTTGCTTTTCCTGCATATATGCAAACCCTTGTTCGCACACTTGCAAGTGATATACGCAAACTACATAATAAATGAAATCCTATATTTGACTATAATATATGTATTTATGTTATAAAATACAATGTTTTATTTCTTCCATTTGAAAGGCCGAAATTCAAACACCAATTTTTCTTTTTCGATCTTTTCTAAAATAATATTTTCATCCTCATCATAACTCACTTTAAAAAACACATTGCATTTTGGACATCTTGCGTATTCTTTTCCTATCACGACCAGAGCATTACACAGAGATTCCTCACCGCCAAGAAATTCAGGTTTTTTTCTTTTACAAGGACACTTTATACAAACCAGTGAATCGCTCATTTCTTCTCCGAATAATAATTATATATCGGCTGATCTATCATGACCTCAGTTTTTAATAACGGAAACATCCTGTCGCTATAATCTCGATCTTCTCCAAAAGTAATTTCAGGGAACTTCGTCTGCAATGCTATTTCTCTCTTTACTGGATTAAGATGATTCGGACATCTTAAATACGTAGAGCTTTTTTGTTCCCAATAAGTGTACTGCATACTGTGTACGAACATGCCCATGTAAATTCCGTCATTGTAATACATGCCCTTTAATCCTACAACGTCAGGATTCGTCTCTATGGCGTTTAAAATCAATGATAGGTAATTGTATTCAACAGAATCGTCGTCGTCAACAAAACATATATAGTCGCCCTTTGCAAGCTCAAGCAGCCGATTTCTTTTCGCGCCAGTATTTGTTTCGCCATTATCTATAAAGGGAAGAATCTCAACTTCGTAATTTCCGTATCGCTGTTCTTCAAGGTCTTCCAATAAAAAGGCGAGTTGTGCTGCGCGTTTTTCGAGAGAACAAATAAGTATAGACAGTTTCATACTTCCCTCTTATGCTGACTTAACAAATTGCACTCTTCCTCATATTTTTTCCATTTTATTCCAAGCGCGGCACACATCAGCCGCTCAATTGCAGTCGCTATACAATGCTCATCGACATACGGCGCATCAGGTTCATCTCCTGGTTCTTCAATATTCCCTTCAATCCTATTAGCTTCAAAACTTTCATCAAAAGCAAGAATGTCAAATTCAGATATTCCCCTTGTTTCAGTCAACATTACTTCCGCAAGCTCGTGTATCATTACAAGAAAAGCGTATCGCTTATCAGACATTTCAGATACTCGAATTTGCATCACGCCTTTTTCGTCGCAGAAATAATCTCCCACGGTTTCGTACCGCTGCTCATTGTGTGGAATAACTTTTATATTTATTTCGTTCATACAAACCTCCTGTTTTTTATATTCTTCGCATCACTTATGAATTTGTTTATTTCGTTATTCTTGCAGCATATTTGGCAGTCATCGAGCACTGGTAGCGACTCCGGCATCATATTACAAAGTTCTGTAAACGTGTGATCGTAAATACTTCCAATGTCGTAATCGTGATTGTGTCTCATGTACATACAGGCCGACATCATTCCATTCTCCCACACCATCGGCGTGAAATGGTATCCTTCACAGCGTTTATATCTGCGATTTTTGTCTTTGCATTTTTGAAACTTATAGTCAGTGATTATTAATTTTTTATCAAGCAGTATCCTGTATTTTGCGGGTGCGGAAATATACGTAATCTCGCCCATTATATTTAACGCAGGTCGCAATTGAACATATTCAAGATCGTATTTATTGGCAAGAGTTAGGGCATGTTCGATTTCTTCTATCTGCTCTGAAGCGTCTTTATAATTTATACACAACCCAACGCTTTTGCAATTTTCCGACAACTTTTTTATGTTTTCGTCGTTGAAATCCTTATTTGTTTTCGTTACTCTTATCCAATCAAATTTGCCTGCATCGTATTTTATAGGATCAAGAGCATTTGTAAAAAGCCCGTATTTCAATTCTTTTGTTGAATTCTTTACTATTTCAGGAAACTTCGGATGTAACGTCGGCTCACCACCACCGCTAAAAGTTACAGCCTCCATACCATCTTCCATTGCGTCCCGAAGAAACAAAATCAGATTATGCGAATCAATAAATTTGTCTTTTTTGTTCTTGTCATCCTTATAAAAACACCAGTCACACTGCGCATTACAAACACTTGACAGCGACACTTCAAGATTAATTATCGGGACTCTTCGCCCTTCTAAGTAACGAATAAAACTTTTATGACTTGCAAGTTTAACCTGTGGAGCAAAGATCATATCAATCCCTCTTCTTTTAATTTCGCAATGTGTTTTTCTATCGCAGTCGTCGCTCTTGGTTCTTTATCTTTAAAGACCGTATAAGTAAAATGAACACAGCAAGTATCTTTCGTTTCGTGCCCACAACCAATATTAAACGTCCTTGGTATTTCATGAACAAAAACATTGTTCTCGCCGATCTCTTCATTCACATAGTATTGTTCGTATGACGGCCAACACTTAGGATTTCCACTGTACTTCTCGAATATCTTCTCCATAAACTCACTGTAACGCTTCGGGAAGCCCACCTGCCCACAGTTCCAGCGATAGTAAGGGAACGTAACACTGCTTCCGTCAGCCTCTCTTGGCGCGTTTATAGCATCCAAATCTAAGCAATCAAATATGTCTACATCAAATCGATTTGGAAGTATATCAAGGTTCCAACAAAGAATAAAATCAAGCCCGGGATAAAACTTATGTGCCTGAAGCCACAACCACGAATTGTGAGAAACGTTAATACCGGGATTTTTGTCCATCACGATTACTTCATGGTCAAATTTGTTGAAATACTTCCGTATAACGTCAATACACATTTCTCTATGCGTCTTTACCCATTCCATATCAGGTATTGCAGGAAGTAATACGGCAGCTTTCATTTATTTACCCACCGCCTTAAAAGATATGAACCTTTTTTAGTGTGTTCTACTTGTTGTACAAAAGCATCCTTAATGTATCTTAATCCTGTAAGTGCAGACAACGCTTTCGCCTTTGTCCCAAAAAATTTATTATTACGAAAAGCCCCCTTGACGTTATTTTCATGCGCAACCCATGCGCGTTCTCTATATGACCACCAGTATCCGGGGCATTCTAATACATAATATAAAGTTGTTCGTTTTTGGTTCATTTCACCACTGCCTCACTAAGAAAATATGGCCGTGATGACACCGATACTCTTTAAATGAATGCGTGCCTATATACTCCCTGTTTCCGGTGAAATAACACATATCGCTATCACAAACAGGGCAAACAATAGAATCAGCAAAGATGAACAATGCAGTAAGCGCAATAAGAATAAAAGATAAAATCTTTTTCATTTTTTATCTCCATGAAGTTTAAAGTATCCAATTATTTCTTTGTTGATTACCATTAAAGCCTTTGTGCTTTTAATCTCTTCAGGATGAACGCGGTTCAGATAAGAGTCAATGTTCTTAATTGTGGCTCTTGAAGCAAGGTATTTACTTTTTAGCTTCTCCGTTCTAAAATATAAAATTATAGCAAAAACGGTCTGCGCTAAAAATAATCCTAACAACAAAATGATCGCCAAAGTCGTACTCATTCTTCCACCTCTGCGCTAATGTTTTCAGCCTCTACCAAAATACATCCTTCGCCGTTCTTGTCGCCATATTCGTCCAAATCCAATCCTTGACATCCGAAACCTTTTAAATCTTCCTTGCTGACAAACATCGGCTCAAGCCAATATTTTTTCCCCACGGTTATTTCATTGCAGAATTTCCCTGCTCCTTTCGCAATAACCAAAACCGTCATCTGGTTTTTCTGGTACTTCTGTGGAATAAAAATACCGCCCTTCGACACTTCTTTCTTCTCCACCCGAACAAGCACTCTGTCACCAATAGGTCTAAGCATTTTCAATCTCCTCTTTAAAATTTTTATTTGATTCTTTATTCAAACCAACCCACTTTCCAATAATCTCTTTACTGACCTTTGAACATACGGCCAGATTCTGTTTTTCGATGCATCTATACCACCAACCAGCTCTTTTGACCCTGCGCCTTCTAAACGGTTGTACGTGTCGTCGTGCTTCGGCTTTCCGCTGTTGTGTTCGTGCTTAATAACTACTTCAGGAAGATAATAACTTGCGTTCACGTAATTAGCCATTTCTCCCCAAATAGTATCTATCCAATATCTTTTAAACTCCGGGCACATAAAAGTATCCCCAGCAGCATCAACAAACTTTCTTGACGTGAATAAATTTACCGGAATATTGCCGTGCTGGCAGAAATCGTCGTCACAATGGATAATTCCTACACCCTGAATCTCGTTTGCCTTAGCAAGAACTATTCTGTCCCATCCCTTTGTTTTAAATACCATGTCGTCGCCAAGCATCGAAACAAGAGTGTCGTTACTGTTATAGTTTGTTTTTTCGTACATTTCATTATAGTAAAAAGACAAGTTCGGTTCTGTGGTTTCCTCATATATTACGTGAGTATGTGCAGGCATAATCACCTTGCCATAATCGCCACCGTCAACATTCAGCATCACGGTAAAAACAACATTATCAAGATCGCTTGTTGTGCATAAAACACTATCAAGAAACTTCCTCAACATATCAGGTCGTCGATACGAAGGAACCATTATATTGATTTTATTAAACTCACTCATTTTAATGTCCCCACATACGCTTGAGCCTGTAAAAACTTAATAATGTTGTTTATGTTGCCGTTTTTTAAATCAGTTTTCTTTACTTCTTCAAATATTTTTGCAGCCTTTAACTTAGTCATGCGTTCATTTTGGTGTTCGATCTTATACACTTCTTTGACAAAGATATATGTCGAACCTAAAGTACTAGCGTTATAGCAGTATATTTGTCCCATGCGAATTCTGGTATGTCGCACAACTGCATACCCATTCAACACGTCACCGACTTTTATTTGCCACTTTATTACACTCTTCTCAATCAAAGCACAATTCCTTTTTTAAGTCCTGCCCGTTGTTGGATATTTTTTTAATCCATCGGGTCATGTTATTGTCGCTGTGAGTCAAAACATTCTGCGGAGTCATCTCACGGAAGAACTTCTGACTGATTGCATTCCCACCGTAATAGTGAACCGCCATTGACTCGCTCGATCTTGTTATGTCGTATTGCTCGTCTTTGGTGCATCCGATATTCCAAAACCTTCTCGCGCCGTTCGATGCGCCTAAAGGATAAAACAATGGCTGCGGCAATATGTGATTTATTTCCTTGTTACCCTTAAACCAGTTCCGCCAATCCCTGTCATTCAAACAGCCGTGAACGATTGCCGATATTCCCGTTGAATTGTAAAACTCCGGCGAATATCCATTCAGCATCTTATTATAGAAATCCTTCACGACTTTCCCGTGCTGCTTACTTCCGAATATCCCAATATAAAAAGCTTCTTGACCACCTGCACAAAAATCGTACCCGCCGCTCATTGCGTCAAACGATTGCGTTATAACCTGGTCACAATCGAAATACCACCCACCCAAATTATCAAGCATCTCAACGCTGAAAATATCCGATACGTTCGGAGGCGGCATCGTATAGGTTCTTTCGTCTTTTGGTTCGTATTCTCTTAATTCAACACCAAGGCGTTCTACGCAATCCTGTATGTAATCGTGCTTAATGGGACGCTTTGCTTCACGATCTTTCCGAGTCTGCACTATTGTCATCAAGGCGGTCTTCATGGCTTCAAGGTCGTTCTGGTTATCAAAGAGTGAGGCTTCGATCTTCTTGCAATCATAACTTATTCTGTCCCATGGTGACGGCTCTTTACCGTCCAGAAGTGTGTCGTATATCATTTTTCGAGTCTCTTCCGGCACAACATAATTCCGTGCCGCAAGTGCACTATAAATCTTATTTAGTTCATCCGCATCAAACTGAAAGTCCTGAAATATCGCTCCCCATTTATCCGATAGATTACAAGTGCATCGGTACATGAACATCGGCCAATCAGGGTGAAGTATTCTGAATGTGGCAAGTGTCAGGTAACGAACGTATGGGAATGCTGTCTGTCTCCCCCAAAAGAATAAAGCCTGTTTCGGTATAGTCATAGTGTGCCCCCTGTTTTGGGCTACACATGACTGTGATTCTTAGCCTTAATTGTTTATTTATAATATTATCTATTTATTGTTTAATACTCATAATTGTCATACTCTTTTTCTAAATTAACCAACTGCCCGATGTAAACTTCTTTTGCTTTACTCATATCCTCAAGGTATTCTCTCTGTATCGGAAATCTTTTTTCTCTTCCCGTAAAATGAAAATGCTGGTCGTGTGCAATGTGATGATCTTTTATTAACGGCCAAACTTTCCTTGAAAGAAACTCCTGATCGATTCCATAAAATCTTCCCCTGCTCGACTCAAATCCGTGTTCTGTCTGGTCGCTATGAAACTCTTCCCAGAAATCCGCTACCAAGCTTCTGAAGTCCTCAATAAACTCCGGCACTAATCCCCATGTCGCTCCAAGCATCCATGCACCGTGACTCTCGCAATCCCGTATGATGTGGCAAGGCTCACCGCTCTCTATCCACTCATCCACGCACGCCTTATCTCTTGGCGTAAGCCTGCTATCTGTGTCTCTTACTATAAACCGCTCCACTGCTGCATCGTCAAAAGCTACTTCAAACCTCCAGAACAACCCTATAAAGCCCATAGGTGCGGGTCTATACCGCATTTCCGCTCCGAGTGCTTTGCAATCATTTTGAACGCGAAGTGGAACGTTAGCACCACAATAAAAACGACAAGTCCAATCAGGAAACAATACTTTCGCAAGTTTCGCATTTTCTATCGCTCCACAACAATATTGTTTTGAATTTCCCCAAAGACTGAATGAAATTATTTTAGACATATCAATAATTTTTCACAAGGTTGTTATTGTCTTTTTTCAGTTTTTCAATCTCTTCCCAATCTCCCACCGTTCCAATATATCCGCAATCTTGGCACTGTTCTCTATTTGGATTGCGCTTACCTTGCCAACCTACCGGAGAGAGTGTAATAGTGTTTGCAGAATTACAGTTAGGACATATCATGACTTAATTCCTTTTAATAAATAATTCCATTTTTGATAAACACTTTCTCTATTCACCACATTATCTTCAAGCATTCTGTCGTGCGTCCACTGCAAAAAAGAATCATCGTACATCTTGTCTTCAAGCTCCACAAGGCTATCGAAATGTATCACGTGAGGAAAGCATCCAGAATAATAATCGGCGTGATTTATAACCTCTTCCATTGTCTCAAAACCGTATTTACCATGTTGTGTCTTTGTCCAGAAACATTGATTAAGCACTCCCTGTTTCTTATTCCACAACTTTATCAATAATTCTTTACTTGGATAAAACAATGGGATTCCTGCGCTGTACTGTTCAAAAAATGACATTGTCGATACTTGGTACGGAAAGTGTATTATCCCTTTAAAAGATTGTATCTCTTTCCATGTGTGCGGATGCGGCATTTCGTACCGATTCACCGTCTTCCCTATTTGGATTCTCCGGCTTCCATCATACAGTAAAAACTCATCTCTCTTAGGCTCCCATTTCATCTTCGTATATTCACAAAGATCAGGAATGTACTCTACTGATAACCCTGTACGATCTTCCGTGTACAGCTTATCTATCATGTTGTTTGCAACCAAGATTATATTTTTATTTCCAAGAAATTTATTGAAGATTTCGAGCATTCCGGCGTTGTCCGTGTATGGCAGGTCGTATCGGACAGGTATGTAAACAATCGTTGGGCGTTCAAACTCTTTGTAGAACATGCTGAAGATTGGAGGGTAAGTGACAACGAACCCGTCATAGGTTGACAGCTTTTCTTTGTGCAAATCGTGAAACTCTCTCCAGACCTCATTCTCGATAATAGTATTAAGATTCCGCTCAACAACCGGAACATGAGCACGCTCCTTATTCATTACCCAATGATGCCCTGATAAAGAGTCACTGTTAATTCTATGACCTAAGCCGCCGAATATGTCTTGTAAGTCGGAAATTACTGAAATGTGCTGGTCTATGTTATAGAATTGCAAGATTCACCATCCGGGTGATAGTTCTTGTTTAACTTTTCCCCTCGTCAATAAGGCTGTTTGTTCCGCTTGGTACTTGGCAGATTCCCTACTGAACGGCTTTGCTGGCTCTCTCTCAATACGCTTAACTGAGACGTAAATGTTATTGATAATATACAACAAACTCATTAAGAACGGCGAGATATTTTTAATGTCCGATGAATTTTGTATCGCCAGCAGTAATTTGTCACAATTACTATCAACCGTGAAATTTCCCTTATCTATCATACCATTCAAAAAGTATAGAGTTCCGAGCTTGTCTATGTCGTCAGTTATTTCTATTGACAGTTTTCTTTTTAGTATTTCATTCAACAAAGATTGGTTGCTGTCACTATTTAAATCCTTACTACCGATTGCTCGGCCTTTCTTTACTGATTTCAAGTAAGCGCAAATATCATCAACCGTATCAATTATCTCTTCGTGCACAACATGGATTTTCTTTCCCGTTGAATCGTACTGAACCGTACACATATAACAATTAGCCTCGTAGACCGTCACTCCGGTAAATACTTGGTCTGCATTCTCCAGTATATCATCAGACACTATCGACTCTTTAACATGAACAATATCGTCGCTCATTGTTTTTGCAATGTCAAACGCCACACATAAAGCGTCCATTATATCATCATGAGCACCGAAAGGAGCTACGTCCAATTCGTCCATCATGTCGTCTATCCACTGCGGCCTATTTGTTTCTTTCCCATCTTCAAATCCTGAATGATAAATAAATACATTGCCGGCTTCAAACACCGGAACAATTTTTTCCGCCTTTGCAGTTTTACTTCCCGGCAATTGACTCTTCTCAACTTTTCTCAATCCCATCAAAACATCTTCAAGTGTTGTGAATGCGTCTTTATACGCTCCAAAAGCTTCTATACCCACCCGCACGCCGCTTTCCGCAAGTGCGGTGTCTCTTATTATGTTATTCCTTGTTGGCGCACTCCAGCGTCCACGTAACGCGTCTACAATATGAATCCTTGGCATCTTAACGCCGGGGATTGCCGTCTCTCTCCAATCCACCGCTGCTTTTACTCCAACAGTGTAATCCGGGTCTGATTTAATTATCTCCAGCTTACTTGAGGCTAAGTCATACCCACGGACAAAACAAAGATTCTGTGGAAGTGTCCTTATGTCACATATATTCACCTTATCGGTTCTTATTACGTTCTCGCCTCTGACTATAGGATTGCAAAGATACAACGAACTGTACGCATATAACCCTTTTGTCGCTCTCTGCATTTCGTAGAAATCAGGCGAAAACCTTTCAGGGAATAAATACTTGCTTGGGTAAGTGTCGCTCTCTGCCGGGAACGATAATATGTCGAACTGCGGAAACTTAGGATTTTCGAGCATTGTCTTTTCTATTCGACCGATCAAATCGTCTACATGCCATGGCGTAGCCATCACTATAACAATATGCACTGGAGCCACGCGAGTAATAGCGTCATTCGCAAACGAAGCCCACGTTTTATTCCTTATCGCTGGAGATTCTGCATCTTCTCGGTTTTTGCAATAGTCGTCGATTATTAATAAACTTGCGCCTTTACCAACGTACCCTCCAAGTATTCCGCTCCATTCAGTTTTTCCCAAGTGCCCGTGAATAGCCCACGAATCGACGGCCTGCGACTCTCCAGACAACCGTATATCAGGGTATAGCTCTTGATACTGTGGTGAACTAATTAAAAATCTCGCGTCCTTTGACAAATCCATCGCGAGAGAACTCTCGCAAGACAGCTCCATTATTTCAGAATCAGGAAATTCTCCAAGGAAATGCGGGGGAAGTGCTCTTGATACAATCTGGCTCTTTCCGGCACGCGGATGAGTCTTAATCAGCAGGTATGTTGATTTACCCTTACGATAATCTTGAATCGCCCTATCTATTCGCTCACATATTATCCTTTGGAACGGGACTTCCTTTGCCTCTATAAAAGGATCCGGGCGCAACCAGCAATATTTTATAAACTCATAATGGTTATTTTTCGCATCAACCCTGTTGCTTAAAAGTTTAAAGAAAACCTTTTCACTTCTTTTCAATTAATACACCTTTTATTGCTGCTATAACAATATTTTGCAAACGATCGACATCTGTCAAATCTGCATTAGCACCATAAGGAAAAGAAGATTGCCGTGTTATCATTCTGGATCATCCACGTCTTTTTCCATCTCCTCGATCATCATATCCCGTAAATGTTTCGGTAACTTACTCAAAACTTCCATTTGCTGCGTCACTATCGGGTTTCCTTGCTGACCACCAATATTAAGATTCTGCTCGGACTTGTATGTATCTGACGCATGATTACGCAACCAGAACTCCTGACCACGAATATTCTTACAGTCTGCATGAGTAAGAGCACGTGCCCTATCTGCCTTCACTCGCAACTTAGTTATTCTTACAAGTTCGGAAAAGCTTGATTTTTTAGAGTACTCGTACCACGTGTCTTCGCACATACCAAGGAACAAGCAAAGGTCTTCAAATATATAGGGATATTTGTTTTTATCAGCCCAATTAAAATACTTGTCTATCATCGGCGCCATGTCTTCAGGAGTAGGATATAGCTTCTCTCTGTGGTGAGATAGAGGGTCGTGCTTGGATTTAGGTATGTCGGCCTTTTCAATATCTACGGCCTTAGAGTTCTCTTTTTTGGGCAGGTCTGCAATAGCGGCTCGGCGTTGATGAGTCTGTTTGTTCTTAGGCATAGAAAAGCCTTTGGTTAAGAAAGTTTATATTTAATGTTCTCATTATGGTTCATAAGCTCCATTTCGCACTGTTTAACCGCAGCAAGTTGCAGATCAACCATCCGCTGAACATCGGCCGCGATATTCGACAAACATCCTGAAATCCTCTTTATAAAATAATCTGTAATCTCTCCTTCAGGAATGTTCTTTACCAACACAATGTCTTTTATTTTTATATTATGCAGCTTTCTTATCTCTGTGCTCGTAAGCTGTATCTCTTGGAGCTGCTTTACCACATCTAACAATCGTTCCTGCTTCGTCTTCATAAACACCCTTTCGCTTTCAACTCTGTTATCACATGATCTTTACCAGAAAATCCTATCGCGCTCAATATTAAATCACATGAACTGCGAGTGTCTTTAATCGGGATTTCTATTTTTCTATAACTTTTTATCTTTGCTTTATTTTTTTTATAATATTCAGCCATATATAAAAGATGATGATTGCTATAACAAGACTCTGAACAAAACTTCTTTTTTCTACCGCGTAACACACTGCCACATTCTACACAATTACTCACGAATTTATTCTCCTGCTTGAGTTCCTTGCAGAATACACACTCCCGGCTTCACCTGTCGGCATAGAAGATATTGAATACTTGCCGTCAATCTCGTCCTTTATTCTTGACACTGTAACATCTGGCTTTTTATTCCAGAACTCATCTTGTGGCACTTCTACGTACCGCCCAAATCTGTATTCTTTTCCTATAACAACCTCTCTTATAATTTACAATACGTGTAACTAAAAGTTAATATGCTTCTTCGTCATTATCGGTTTTCCACGCACAACTTTTACCATCATATTCCGCGCCGCAATCTTGACAAGTCAAAACGCCTTTACGATCAAATCTTCGATCGTGACGACATTCGTTTTCCTCGTATGGTTGAACCATGATTATTGCCTTTTTGTTATCCGTAAAATCGTTTCGCCTAAGTTGTCGCTTTCATTTATTACCAGAAATGCGTTTTTTGCAACATCCTGCCCAATCCTCTCAACGATATTTCGACACTCTACGCATACGTTCAAATATTCCGTTGTGCAATATTGCGCAATAGGATTTATTATCGGCGCGTCTTCTGCATACAAATGCGCTTGGCAGTTAACGCGCTCGCCATTACAATTATTGTCGGTATTTTTTGAACATAAAAAATTATAACAATCTCTATTATGTGTCATTATGATCTCCAATGTGGTTACGCGCCATTGTTTCTGCCAACGTCCGACAACTGGCTTCCGCTGTTTTAAACCGTTTCTTCCAGAATTACGCGACCAAGAAGAGGTTTAAAACTTGACTCTACCCATCCAGAACTTACTTCTCCAATTTTGTAAAACGGAGAATCGCAAGCTGAAACTACGGTTCCTTGACCATCAGCATTGAGTAGTATGACAAGTGTTGGCTTATTTATGCACTGCAATAATTTAGCATAAGGAGTAGAGGGCTGCTTTGGTTGGGTAGAGATCAATTTTACTGTAAGCATAAAAGTGCCTTTCTGGAAACGGTTTATTGATTTAAAAAGCCAGTATTATTTCTGGCAACTTTGACGCACGCACGATAGTTTTAATTTTGTGCTGCGGCTTGTTGGGCGATGTGCCCGTTTTGCTCCTTGGTTGCGGCGGCCTATCAAATTAGACTCGCCGGTTTATTGCCTGCAACGTTCCCGGTATTATGCAGTGCGTCCTCATTGGCGTAGCGAACATAATACCGGTGTTGTATGTTAGTTCCGGTTTTGTTCCACAATTTTCTGTGGCGCATCTTTGATTAGTTCTGGGTTATCAAATTTATTTCCAATAACTTCAAAATTAAATTCTATTATCCAGCTTTGTCTTATTCCGCTACAAGATAAATATTTCTTTTTAGGTATTTGCATGGCGTAAAATCGTGCGTGCTCATTGTCATATTTTATTAAAAATAAAACAGCATCACCAGTGGAATCAAAAGACCGAATAATGTCGTTTTCATAAATATCGTTATTCAATGAATCTTTTAATCCAGTAAATTGCATAACAATAATATCGTTTAAATTTTCTAATCGTACCTTATCCATCCATCCGCCAAGTAAAATCATTTCGCCAAGAATATTGCACGGTTCTTTGTGCTCCCATTCTTTATTCTTACTATTCCAAGCTCTAAACGCAAATCTTCTCATTGTATTTTTCTTTCCTGCGCCACATTATAATATTTGTATTTCAAAACCGCAATTACACACAACGGTTTCGTATGGCGATGCGCGGCCTCATACATTCAACAATCCAAAAGGCCGCGTTTTGCCATACGGCTGTTGTGCGATGGCTTGCCGATTTTCCTCAGCTTTTCGCCGCCGCTCTTAGCTTGTACCGCCGATGTGAACATGAATCTGGCCGAATGGCATCCGCATGATCGTAGATCGACAGCGCACACGAAAAACCAGAGTTAGACGGGCAATCTGTGATTTCACACTTATCCTGAACCATGCGAACCGGCTGC